AGCAGAAGGTTCTATGAAATAATCAAAAAGGTCAATATTTATTTTTGATTGTACAGTTTTCCAACATTGTTGAGCGATTTCCATTTTGGTGTAGAATTGGTCCATTAATAATATACTATTCATATTTATTATTAATTCAATTTTATATACGAATCATCGTTTCCTTCTCCTTCTGCGTTTATTTTTTCTACGAGATTTTCTACGAGATTTTCTGCGAGATTTTCTACGAGATTTTCTACGAGATTTTTTTCTACGTGATTTTCTTCTACGACCTCCATCCAGCAATCCATCTTTGTGACCGTGGGCGCTCCCTTTTTCAGAGAAAGCATCTTGCGTGTCGCCCAAACGAAATGCGTGATGGTAAATCATTCCAGCCTGACACGCCGCCCCACCCCATATAAAGCCAATAAATGTTAAAACGAAGCAAAGCGTCCACATCAAAAGCTCTTTTAAAGCTTTGTAATTATTCCAACCCACATCCATTTCATCCATTAGAGCTTTCGCTAATTTCTTTTTATGTCTTTTCGACGTCGTTTCGTATTCTATTCCATGAATATTGACTACCATCACCATCTTTTTCTTCTCTTCATCATCCACCGATTGAACAACTACGTCTTTATCATCCTTAAAGGATATTTCCTTGACGTATTTTCCTCCCAGCCCCTTATGCTCTTCTAAAAGATCATTATTAAAACCTGGAAAGCATCCGGCTATAAATATTTGTGATCCAAAGACGCGGAAACTATATATAATATTTTCATATTTTATAAATCCAACGTCGTCGTCGCAGAATTCCCCGGGAATATATTCTTTGCTGCATACACTATCATTCTTATTTTCGATTTTTTCTTTAATAAGTTTTTTCATTTTCTCCATTGTTTGTTTTTGCTCTGTTGCTCTCTTTTCCTGGCGATCTCCCCAAACATGCCTTTTCTTTTTTGAGGGTCTTGTATTTGCGATATGGAAAATTACTTTAATCTCCTCCCCTTCTTCTTGTATTTCTTTCCCAAATGCTACTTTATTAACATCGGTAAAACTTGTATAGTTATAATTACTCGGTCCCTTTCCGGTGTAGTAGAATAATTTATTAAACTCTGTTCGCAAGGTCTGATTTGTGAAATTCATGTTAAGAACCTCATTTTCTTCACCTTCAAATGAACCGAAATATACCTTGGTTTCTTTTTTCTCATAATCAAACTTGTTATGCTTGGTATTTTCAGACTCTTCGCCACTAGATGTAAGTATTACCTTATTAAATTTCCTCAAGCCATTTTTTACTTTTATATATAATGGTTCTTTACACCTACACATAAGTAATTTTGCAATAAAAGATCGACACAGTTCCAATCCCCTTCCATTTATCGCTAAATATGTTATATTTTCCAGACCTCCCCCTTTGACTTTTTTGAGGTTAGTAAACATTTCTTTGGCGTTCTTACTTGTACTAACAATTTTATGTATTTCTTTATTTGTAGGATCATCCATAATATGTTTTGTATTATTAACAAGTGATTTCCAATGTTTTACTATTCGGGCTGAACGAACAAAGCTCGTTGCAAGTTTATCCATTATATATATATTGATATTTTATACGTGTGATGGTAATTCATCAACATTAAAGATCTTCCCTTTCTTTCCGATTTTCTTTCTTGAACTTAAAAATTTATTGAATATATTATTTTTTTTCCTATCAAATTCATTTTCGGGTGTATGCTTATGTGCAGTTCTGGCTATCATTTTATATAATTTAAAATCGGGGTATCTTTCTTCACCGTGTTTTTTATATAATATATTTCTACCTTTATCATCTTTACACCATCGTGCTATCGTTAGCGCAATAGGGTCTTCTTCGTCATCAACATCTTCAACGTCATCAAAAAAATAATCAAATAAAGAACAACCTAATCTACATAAATCAAAACTATAATTGGGTTCTAATCTTGGTTTTCTTTCATTAAAATATGGTTCTATATTATATTGTGTGCTGGCATCTCCTTTTTGGTGAAAACTATCACTGCAAAATTTCTTACCAGAATGCGAATAAATAGCTCTACCGAAATCAATAATTTTATAAATTTTCCCAAATGTGGGGACTCTGTATAATTTGTTTTTGTATTTATAATTTAAATATTTCTTTTCCGTTTTAATATACATTATATTATTTGAATGTAAATCATTATGTGTAAAATTAAACATTTTTTCATAAACAATTAAAGATATTGCTACTTGAAATAAACAAGATCTCCATTCGTCTACCGATAATTCATTATCTTCGTCATCCAAAAGAGAATCCAGTGTATTTTCCATTTGTTCAAGACATATTATTTGAACCGGAAAATTAAATACTTCGCCGCGGACATATTCGTCCTCTTTATCTGAACTGGAATATTCAGATATGTCGCTATTAGAACAACTTTCTAAAGAATTTTCTGATATATCTGTGTCGTCTTCTGTATCTTCGTCATTTGAAGTATTGGAAGACCTTGAGGAACAAGCAGATTCTGTTTCTTTCCTACTCCTCCCGTTATTACTTACATCTAAAACCTCTTCAATTGTCTTACTATTATGCAATTCCAAATTTTTTTCAGTTAAATTAAACACATCTCCAAACATACCATCATTTATTGTGCTAACATCTAATTTAATATCGGGTCCGCCACCGTTAGTAACTGATAATTTCTTTCTATGAGTTCTTGATGCGTCAGACAACATTTCTTCATTTATATCCTCGGTTTTAAATAATTTATTATTCCAAAAATGGAAGAAATCGGAGTCGTATAAATATTCTAAATCATCGCATATATTAAAAAAATGTGATTTTTGAATTCCAAGAAAAGACCCATAAAAATCTAATCCATTGGGGAATTTGTTATGGTGATATGTGGTGCTACTTAAATATGAAAAAAAACTATCTACATATGCTGAATTATTCACATCTAATACCTTTTTAGGACTTATATTTTCATTTAGTTTAGGAAGTGATGTTCTCATTTCTTCTGTTATATTTTCATATTTCCCAACCATGAATTTTACAGGGTCTAATAAAGGACTAAATTTAAAAAAAGACTTTTTTGTGGTCTTATTTTCTTGTTCGTCTATCAAATTAAGAGTAAAACTATTCTCGTCTATTTTTTCTTTGACGTCATAAATATTATATTTTTGATTTAAATTTATATTATTATAAGTGTTTTCTGTCAAAGAAAAAAATTGTTGATATATTGGAATATAATTCTGGATTTTGTTAAATCCACAATCTTCTTTCATTTTACTAAAAAGTTGATTATTGTCATTTTTTTTATAAGATACAACAAACATTATTTATTATTTATAAATTATTTATTTATTTCGTTTTTTACCTAAAGTTTTATGTTAAAAACATATATTTAATTTCAAATCTAATTATAATGAATTTGGAATTAAAAAAGTTTGATATGCGCGATATTTCGTTTAAACCTGGAGAAACAAATGGACCGGTTATCATATTAATTGGGAGAAGAGATACTGGAAAAAGTTTTTTAGTAAGGGATTTGTTATATTATCATCAAGACATTCCTATAGGAACAGTTATTTCAGGTACAGAAGCGGGTAATGGGTTTTATGGTAAATTGGTTCCAAAATTATTCATTCATGATGAATATAATACGGCTATTATAGAAAATATTTTGAAAAGACAAAAAATGGTTTTAAAACAAATTAAAAAAGAAACACAACATTACGGTAAAAGCAATATAGATGCGAGAGCATTTGTTATTTTAGACGATTGTTTATATGACAATGGTTGGGCTCGTGAAAAATTAATGCGTCTTCTTTTCATGAATGGAAGGCATTGGAAAATTATGTTGGTTATCACTATGCAGTATCCCCTGGGGGTCCCTCCAAATCTAAGAACGAATGTAGATTACACATTTATTTTACGCGAACCGTATTTAACTAATAGAAGACGCATTTATGAAAATTATGCTGGCATGTTTTCTACATTTGAAAGTTTTTGTCAAGTTATGGATCAATGTACTGAAAATTATGAATGTTTAGTTATTTCTAATAATACAAAATCAAATAAATTAGAAGACCAGATATTTTGGTATAAGGCAGCAGCACATAATGATTTTAAATTAGGGTCTACAGAATTTTGGGAATTATCAAAAGATTTGGCATCTGATGATGAAGAAGACGGATATGACCCCAATGCGTTTACAGCAAAAAAGGGACCCAGAATTAATGTAAAAAAAAACAATGGGTGGTAAAATATTAAATATAAATTTAATATATTATGAGTAAAAAATCAAAAAGCAGACAAAGTAAAAAATAT